GAAATATGCACAGCCTGACGAATCTGGTGTTCGCTCATCGCAGTTTGGCCCGGTCTCACCTAAAACCACTTATTCAGGCTGGCTAAAGAAACAACCAAAAGCATTTCAGGAATCAGTGCTTGGTGTTGAACGAACGCAGTTATACAGGAATGGTGGATTATCAATAAATAAGTTTACTGATGATTTGGGCAGGACTTACACATTAGATGAACTGAGAAGATTAGAGCCGCTGGCGTTTGAGCGAGCCGGTATATGATATTGTTTGCAAACTAAAAAGATTAAGATACAATCATTCGAAACGCGTCAGGGGCGCAAAACAGTACGGGGTACGATATGTTAAAGTATGAATTAGAAGATTTAACCGAAGTTGACGAAGCTGTCCACAGTCTGTATACAGAAAAGGACGGCAAATACGTTTTAACCGTTGAAGGTCTGCCAGAGCCAGAAGATACCACTGGGCTGAAAAACAAACTCAACGAATTGATGTCAGAGGCTAAAGAGGCCAAGCGTAAAGCACGCGAGCTGGAATCAATTAAAGAACGACAGGAAGAAGAATCCGCAAAAGAAAAAGGCGAATTCAAAGAGTTGTGGGAACAAGCACAGCAGAAACTATCAGAAAAAGATGAAGAGCTGTCGCTCATACAAAAGCGTATTCAAGAAAAAGATATTAACCTGACCGCACAGAATATTGGTTCGCAGTTAGCAAAAAGCGATACTAAAAGAGCGGAGGTTTTAAGCGATTATGCCGCCAAATATGCGAGACATAATGGCGAGAAAGTAGAATTTATATTGGGTGGAGTTACCATATCGGAAGCTGACCTGATGAATTTCCTGAAAAAGGAATACCCATTTTTGGTGGATGGTTCGAGTGCCTCTGGTGGAGGTGCATCGAGCGCAAGCGGAGGCGGGGCTTCCAAAGAAATGAATCGAGCCGAATTTTCCAAATTAACGCCCCAAAAACAGATGGCGTTCATTAAGGATGGCGGCATTGTTGAAGATTAAAATTTAAGGAACTTTCCCAATGGCTAATACATTGACAAATCTTACTCCCGACCTGTATCAGGCACTTGATACTGTATCACGGGAACTGGTAGGCATGATTCCTGCCGTAACTCTGGACGCCAGCGCAGAACGTGCCGCTAAAGGCCAGACCGTTCGTTCACCTGTTGCCCCTGCTTCTACTGCCGCTGACATCGTTTCCGGACAGAACGCACCCGACACTGGTGACCAGACTATCACCAACAAAACTCTGTCTATCAGCAAGGCACGCGCTGTACCGATTCGCTACAATGGCGAAGAACAGCGTGGACTGAACACTGGACCGGGCTACCGTCCGATTCTCCAGAATCAGTTTGCCCAAGCCATGCGTACTCTGTGCAACGAAGTCGAAACCGACCTGACTGGCTTGTACACTGGTTTTTCACGTGCCGCTGGTGCCGCTGGTACCACTCCTTTCGGCACTGCTGGCAACTTCACTGATGCCTCTAACGCCCTTCAGGTTCTGAAAGACAACGGCTCACCGCTGACAGGCAACCAGTTGGTAGTATCTTCTGCCGCTGGCGCAAACCTGCTTGGCTTGCAGTCTCGCGTTGACATTCAGGGCAATGATGCTCTGTTGCGTCAGGGCGTTATGCTGACTACTGCTGGCATGGACATCCGTGAAACCGGTCAGGCTAACAGCCACACCAAAGGCACAGGCGCAAGCATTCTCGTAAATGATGCTGGTCTTGCTGTAGGTGATACTGTTATTGCCGCTGACGGTGGTTCCGGTACTATTCTGGCTGGTGACGTTGTTACCTTTGCTGGCGACACCAACAAGTACGTTGTTACCGAAGCACTTTCCGGTGGTTCTTTCACTATTGCCGCTCCCGGTCTGCAGACTGCTGTAGCTGATAATGCCGCTATCACTGTCGGCAACAGCTACACTGCTAACATGGCCTTCAACCGTTCAGCTATTGTTCTGGTAACTCGCGCTCCTGCCCGTCCAGAAGAAGGCGATACTGCTGATGACGTTATGCTCATGACCGACCCACGTTCAGGCATTACTTTTGAAATTGCTCTGTATAAAGAATACAGGCAGGTTCATTACGAAGTCAGTCTGGCTTGGGGTGTTTCCCTGATTAAGCCCGAGCATACTTCACTTCTGCTTGGTTAAATCTAATGTGAAGGGCGGCTTCGGTCGCCCTTTCACTTTATAGAGGCAATTATCATGGCAATCGAAACAGTAAAAATTGTAAACAAGAAATCCAAAGACGGTTATGCGATAATCAACGAGTTAGATTTCGACCCGAAAAAGGATAAGTTGTACAGTGAAACAGCAAAGCCAAAAGCGAAAGCCAAAGCAAAAGCTAAAGCAAAGCCCAAAGCCAAAGCGAAAAAGTAAGAGGTACTAACCATGCCAAGAAAGAAAAAAACCGCAGAAGATATTGTCATTGGTGATGATGGCACAGTGGCGTTTGATGATTATATTGAACCAAAGCCTGACACTGTTACAATGATACGTGCTGATAAAGGCGTAATTGAAGTCCCTGCCGACCAAGTTGAAAGATATAAAGCATCTAGCTGGAAAATAGTTTAATGGCGACGATTATCGTTGAAGATGGCTCAATAGTTTCTGGTGCTAATTCATACGCCACGGAAGCTGAGTTTAATAGCTATTGCTCTGATAGAGACATAACGGTCACTTCATCAAATGGTGATGTATCCGAACTTCTTATAAAGGCAATGGATTACTTTGACCAACAGCCATTCAAAGGCATCAAGTATCTTGAAACTCAGCCACTACAATTTCCCAGAGCAGACTTTTACATTGACGGGTATTTAATAGATACCGATTCAATACCAAAGCTGGTCAAAGACGCGCAAATCACCATTGGCGTATCTATCATGCAGGGCAATAATCCGCTTGCATCAATAGACAGGGCTACAAAGCGCGAAAAAGTAGATGTGCTCGAAATTGAATACGCGGACAATGCCGCGCCTGATACCATTCTGCGTAGTATCAGTAACATAATGCGCAAGCTAGTCGTATCCAGCTCATCAGGCAACTCATTCTCGCTTTTAAGGGCTTGATATGGGCATTAACTACACCGCCCTACAAACCAAAGCAACAAACCTGCTGAAGAACAATGCGCAGGCGATTACTTTTAGTTACACCAGCGGGGAAGATATAGACCCTGCTACCGGAGTAGTAACATCTGCTGGAAGCACCACGACTGTTACAGGATATGGTGCGGCTACCAAATACCGGAATATTGAAATTGATGGTGAAACTATACAGGCATCTGATTTACGCCTGATATGTAACAGTGTCGCAAGCGAGCCACAGGTCGGCTGGAATGTTAGCGTAAACTCTAACAGTTTCAGGGTGATGGAAGTTGAATCAATAAACCCTGCTGGCACCAACGTAATCTACATATGTCAGATTAGAAAATGAGCGCAGTAGAAAAAGACATACAGACCGCGCTGGCGGTTAGGTTAAAGGCTTTTCAGACTGCTGGCTCGCCACCTATCGCCTACGAAAACGAAGATTATGAGCCAGTAATAGGCACTTTATATTTAGAAGAAACCTTCATGCCCAACACGAAAGACCCTGTTGGCATATCGCATACATCTAGCGATGATTATGAAGGTATGTACCAGATTACTGTACGTTCAGCCAAAGGCGGCAGACGATTCGATGCACAAGAACAAGCAAGACTCTTGGCATTGCATTTTCCCCGTGGGGCTGAGTACACATATAATTCCACCAAAGTAAAAATCGTGACCGTTGAAGTCAATCAGGGGTTGATGGACAACGAAAGGTATATTGTGCCAGTCACGGTGTCATGGAGGGTTCTGGCGTGAGTTTTGAATCTGACATGAAAAAGATACAGAAGCGATTTGAAAAGCGTTTGCATAATGCAACCGTTGCCACTCTTTTGAACGTAACCACGCAAGTGATTAAAGGCACACCAGTGGATACAGGAAGGGCAAAGGCGAATTGGCAAGCAACTATCAATACTTCGGCAAACGGGACTGTTGAATCTACTGATACCAGTGCAAGTGGCGGCAAAACGCTAAAAACCGCTGTACCAGTGATAAAGCAGTCTATAGGACAGGTTTACCATCTAACGAATAATGTTCGCTATATTGTTGTATTGGAGTTCGCCAGAAAAACGAAAAAAGGTTGGGTGCGTAAA